ACCTAACAGGAGTTTCGATTGAGATACCTTCTGGAGGGATGACCATTACAGGAATGGGCTTTGACATCTCAAAACTTACGTGCTCGGATAATTCCTACACCATGTTCACTTCTCCCGTAGCGGGTAGTGGAGATTTACTCATAACTGACACGGCAATAGAAGTAACAGGGACAAATTCAAAGGTTTTTGAGTTAATAGATATTGATGGAACTCACGCTGTTGAGCTTAATAGAGTAAACTTCAACGGCTGCACATCATTAGGATCTCTAGAAGATTATCGACAAGGGTTGGAGATGGGAACAGGTCGTTTTGGCGGCACTCCTGAGTTAACACTACATGGTGATTGGGGTGGGGGTTACAGAATCACAACGTCTATTGTAAGGGGGTTAACAGATAATGTTACATTCTCTTTGTTTTCGGCAGGCACTTTATTTGTTATGAATAGCAGATTTTTAACAGATATAAACTGTGACTTACCTAATAATGGCATTCTTTTAGATTTTAGTGATACAAACTTTCCGAACACGTCAACATTAGAGCTAAGAGATTGCATAATAACGCGAAGTGGTCTAACTGTTCCGAATGATTTAGCTATTACCCCAAATATTTCAGCGAGTAATTTGTCATGTAGTTGGAGGGGTAACAATGGTGTTCCTAACACTTTTGTAGGTGGTATTGCAACAATCACAACAGAGGTAGAGACTATTATAACTGAATCAACAAATCCAACTGTATTACTCGGTACTGTAACTAACTCAGATATGCAGCATTTTGATAGTCCTGCAAATGGTCAGCTAAGGCATTTAGGAAACAACCCGAGAGAATATACTGTTAATTTTGACTTCATTTTAGAGGGTGCACAAAATAGAGATTATGCAATCCAACTTATAAAAAATGACGGAAGCGATTCACAAGTCTATCAACAAATAAGGGTAGTAAATAATTTGTCAGGAGGTCGAGATGTTGCCTATTTTACAGGTATGGCAAACGTAATACTCAATAAAAATGAGTATTTATTTTGGCAGGTAGAGAACTTGTCAAATAATGCCAACTGCACTTTAGAGTTAGATAGTTCGTGGAGTTGTGCAGAGAGATAAACAAAAACTAATTTTTAACTTTTATAAGTATGACTAATGAAATAGAAATAGATATCAAGGTTGACTTATCAAACGTAACACTACAAGAAACTAACCTTGTGAGTGTAGTACAAAGAGCTAACTAATGGCTGAGAAAAAAGTAATAGCATTACAAGTACAAGTTGACACTTCGGAAGTTGACGAAAGCGTACAAAGGACAACGGACAGCGTAGAAGAACTAGGTGCACAAACCAAGAAGACCTCTGGCGAAATGAAGTCAGGCTTTAAAGCTGCCGAGCAAGGGACTAAAGGACTAGGTTCTTCGATAGGTGGTTTGATTAAAGCTCTTGGTGTTATAGGTGTTGCTTTGGCGGTGTTTGACTTTATGAAGGAATTGCTTCTGAAGAATCAAAAGGTTATGGACGCTTTGAATACTGCGACCACGGCATTAGAGATTCTATTTGTAAAACTATTTGAATCAGTTGAGCCAATAGGCGAGGCAATGTCAGCAGCGTTCAGCGACCCAAAACAAGCGGTTATAGATTTATGGGAGGCTATCAAAAAGAATATAGTTAATAGATTGAAAGGTGTTGTGCTTCAATTTCAAGCGGTTGCAAAGGTCATTCAAGGCGTTATGGACTTGGACTGGGACACTATCACAGAGGGTGCTAAAGACTTCGGTACTGCTTTAATTCAAGTAGGAACGGGACTAGACGAGAAACAACAGAAAACCTTCGTTGATGGCGTTAAGGACTTCGTTAAGGAGGTAAAAGAAGCAACGGTTTCGGCTGTTGCTCAAGCTGACGCGTTAGTAAGACTACGGAACGAAGTAACGCTTTTAGAGGCTGAACAACGGAAGTTAATGTTGGTCTATCAGAACGAGGCTGAGATTCAAAGACAGATTCGGGACGACATTTCCCTAACCATTGCCGAACGATTAGCAGCCAACGAAGAACTAGGACGGATATTAAACGAACAAATAGAGATTGAAGAGGGCATTGCTAATAAGCGTCTTGAATTGGCACAAGCTGAACTAGCACTTAACGAAGGCTCGATTGAACTTCAAGCAAGAGTTATAGACGCGGAAACAGAACTAGCAGATGTCAGGGAACGTATTAACGGGCAAAGGTCTGAACAGCTAACAAATCAGATAGCATTAGAAAGAGAACTAAAAGACTTACAAGATCAGATACGTTTAGAGGAACTAGACGAAAGAGAACAAGAGATTGAAGAGTTTATACAACACGCAGCAGCAATGAATGAACTCGCAAGATTGGCGGGTGAAGATGAAGTTTACACGGAAGAAGAAATTCAAAAAGCAATTAACGCTATAATTAAAAAGTATGGTGATGAGAGATTGTCGGAAGAACAAAAGAACGCCATAGCAGCTATAAATATCGCACAAGCTGAGAAAGACGCAAAACTTCAGGCAGCCTCAGCTTTAGCTGCGGGTCTGGGTTCTGTTGTTCAAGGAATAGCAGGGCAGTCTAAGGCTAGTGTTGCAATTCAAAAGACTTTAGCTATTGCTCAGATAGCCATAGATACAGCACGAAGCATATCTTCTGCAATTGCATCAGCAACAGCAGCGGCAGCGGCAACAGGGCCAGGAGCAGTAGTTGCTACACCAATCTTCATTGCCACTCAAATAGCTACCGTATTGGCTGCGGTTGGTCAAGCTATCGGTGTTTTAAATTCAGCTCCAGGAGGCGGGACAGCTTCTTTGCCCTCCGTTAGTTTCTCTGGTTCTTCAGCAGCAGCAGCAGCTCCTTCGTTTAATCCAGTTACAACTAACACCACAGAGCTAGGAGGAACAGAACAAGCAGAACTCGCCCCGATTCAGGCGTTTGTAGTAGAAACTCAGATAACGGGCAACCAAGAAAACGTTAACCAAATCGAGGGGCAAGCTAGTTTTGGCGGATAAATTACTATATTAGCGTTATGAAAAAGATAGCAATAGTAATATCAATCGCATTTATAGGATGCAACACGTATGAAAAAGACGAGGTTGCTTGTAACTGTAACGAAGTAAAAGACAAGGAGATAATTGCTCACGAGTTCCCAAACTTGTATTGGGAATACAAGCTATACGTTGACTATTGTCACGGTTCTACACAATGGGTGAACGTACAACAATCAGTTTACAACTCCACCAATAGAGGAGACTGTTATTAAAAATACTCTTTCGAGTAGTGCCTTTCCGCACTTGGCCGTTGCTTAATAGCGCGGCCTTTTTTATTTAAAAATACTTTTGTATATTCGCTATTTAATAATATACACCTCAGCGTTAAGAGAGTTATCTGAGGGTGTTAGGAAAGGCACGAAAAACACCAACCAGACTTTAAGTATTGTAACGCCCTAATCCGTGCAATGTCGTCCTACTGACAACACGGTCGTAAATACATCCATTGTATAGGTGATGTTTAAGTAAGGGGTGAGTTAGTTGATTAATGGAATGGAAGTTCTTGAGGTCAAATTAGGGTTATCTATACATTATACCCTTTGAGGATGCTAACTCCTAAGTGCTCACCAACGTACTCCTAATAAGGATGTATGAATAGAGTAGGTGTATTTAATAAACAAATATTTCTAAATGCTATTTATTAGCATGGAAGAGAAGTTCCCCCTTATCAATATGACCATTGACGACCACGAAGAAACGGGCGTTGATTTCATTGCCTTAGTAGACACTCCCGCAATTGAACGCGAATGGATGGCTTTTAACAAGCAGACCAAATTAGAGTTCAAAGTTGAGAACGAAGAACAACGTCTAATCATGGGCGCAATAATGGTAGCTGATTTACCTATCTACCGAAGGGACGAAGCCAATGGGGAATACTATGTAAGATTCGATTCTGATTCAATCAAGAAGATAGTCCACAGGTACTTCAAAAACGGTTACACTTCTAACGTTAACCTTGACCACCAACACGCAACAGATGGTGTTTACCTGGTCGAGTCTTTTATAATTGACGAACGCAAAAGAACGCCAGAAGGATTTAGCAAACTTCCGAACGGTTCATGGTTTGGAACGATGAAGGTAGACAATGACGAGGTTTGGCAACAGGTCAAAGACGGTACTTTCCGAGGGTTCTCAATTGAGGGAATCTTCACAGACGCTTCAGAAAAAGAACTAGACAAGAAGTTAATTGACGAGGTTATCAGGGTTCTATCTGAAAGCTGATTTGTACTAAAACCTAAACACATACGGTCTTTCCTCTATTAATTAGTATAAACTACTATTAAATGGAAATTAAAGACAAGTTCTCTAAGGAGAATATCGAAGCCAAACTAAGCGGCATTAAGAAGCTGTTGTTAGGCGAAGAAGAAGCTCCCGAAGCGGTTGAGCTTGAAGACGTTAAAAAAGTAGACGGAACGATTCTAAGAATTGAACCTGCTATTGAAGAAGGCGCAACAGTTCAGGTAATAGGCGAAGATGGCGAACTAATCGAAGCACCAGACGGGGAGCACGAATTAGAAAGCGGTGATGTTATCACTACTGAAGGCGGTGTTGTTATCGCGGTTGTAATGGTAGAAGGCGAGCCAGTTGTTGAAGAAGAAATGTCTGAAGTAGAAGAAACTCCAGAACCAACTACAAAAGCAATTGACGTTGAAGCGTTGACCAACAACGTAATGAACCGATTAAACGAGGCTATTACGGATAAAATCAATAACCTAAAGTTTGCGGCAATTGAAGACGTTGCAACACTTACTAAAAGGAACGAAGCTCTAACGGAATCAGTTACTGAACTATTAGCGATCGTTGAGCAGTTCGCAGCAACACCGAGTGTTGAGCCAACTAAGAAGGTAAACAACCCTTTCAAAGACAAAGACAAAAAAGAATTTGACTTCTCGAAAATCGGGCAAGCATTAAGAAACACAAAAAAATAAATAAAAATGAGTTTTAACGTATCAGCATTAACTGACTACACAGCAGAAAATCAATTTGAATTGATGACTGCTACTGTACTTGGTGCTAAAATGATGTCTTTGGCTACTGTTGTACCAAACATCAAGGGAGCTTCTAAACTTCCACAACTTTCACAATCTGTTATCTTTCAAGATGACGCTTGCAGCTTTAACGCTTCAGGTTCTACAACTTTCTCTCAGAGAACTTTGACTCCTGGAAAAGTAAAGATCAATGATTCATGGTGCCCAAAAGACCTAGAGCCTAAGTACTTGTCTGCTGAAATGGCAGCAGGAGCAC